ATGAAATCAGGATTTGTATTTTACAGGTCATGGCTTGACAGCATGAGTTTAATGACCGAGGAGGAGCGCAACGAGCTGCTCTGGGTAATCCTCCGCATGGGCCTGTACAACGAAGAACCGAAGCAGATGAGCCGAATGGTGGCCATCAGCTGGTCGCTGATCCGCACGCAAATGGAGGTCAACAACCAGCGATACGAAAACAGTATTCAGCGCAGGCAAAAGCAAAACGAAAGCAAAATGGAAGCAAAACAGAAGCAAAACGAAAGCAAAACAGAAGCAAAACAGGAGCAAAATGAAAGCAAAACCGTAGCTAAAGAGAAAGTAAAAGAGAAAGAAAAAGAAAAAGAGAAAGTAAAAGTAAAAGTAAAAGAAGGGGAGGTGGATTTTTCTGATTTTTCTGATATGGATGAGTTTGACAAGATGGAGGCCGAAACCCGGCGACGCCTTAACCTGCCGCCGCTATGACAGCAGAGCAGATGATCATCGGGCGAATGATGGCAAGCCGCCACCAGCTGGCGGAGGCCATCGCGTTCATCGAAAACAAGCCCGGCTTCTTCACCGATCCCGCACACCAGCGGCTGTACGAAACCATGTGCGTAATGTTCGGCAAATACCAAGAGGTGGACGTGACCACCGTGATGGTCCAGCTGAAGAAACACAAGGGCTTTGAGAAGGGCGACATCACCAAATGCCTCGCAGCCGAAGAAGCCGCCATGAGAACCAGCACCATTTTGGACCACCTTGTCAACCACATGGAGGGCTTTCTCACCAAAAAGCTGATGGCACTTACGCACACGATTAACAGCGACCTTCAGAAGCAAGCCGGGAACAGCCTGCAGATAATGGACAGCCTGCAGACACAGGTGGCAGAGATTGACGCCATGCTGACCAGCAATGCCATTCCCACCATTGGCAAGATTACAAGCCAAGTGTTGGCAATGATGATTGACAAGCGGGAGGGGCGTGTAACCGCTGGCATCAGCACCGGCTTTGACAACCTTAACCGCACGCTTGGCTACTTGATGCCGGGCAGCCTTAACATACTGGCTGCACGACCTGCCATGGGCAAGACAGCTTTTGCCGTCAGCCTTGCGCTCAACATGGCACAGGCAGGAAAGCGAGTGCTGTTTATGAGCCTTGAGATGAGTGGCGAGGAACTGGTGGCGAGGTCGCTCAGTCAGCTGGCACAGGTGCATAACTGCACAATATTGAAAACACCGAAAGACCTTGATGACAAGCAGTTTGACCGGGTAGTCGCCACTGGCGACAAGCTGATCAAGCTACCGCTGACCATCGTGGACGATGGCGAGGTAAAGCTGAACAAGCTGAAGTCGTTTATACAGCGGGTACAGCCGGAGATTGTGTTTATTGACTACCTGCAAATCATGACGCCAAGCATAAAGGAACACATCAGCAACCAGACGCAATTCTACGAAGACCTGACGCGCGATTTGAAGATCATCGCCAAACAACATCGTATCCCGATGGTGGTGCTGAGCCAGCTGAACCGAGCGAATGAGGCACGCATGAACAAGCGACCGCTGATGAGCGACCTGAGGAGCAGCGGTGGTATTGAGCAGAACGCCGACACGGTTACATTTCTGCACAGGCCGAAGTATTATGACCAAGGGCTCGATGATGACAGCACCGAGGTCATTATCGCCAAGAACCGGAACGGCTTGGTCGGTACTTGTACGTTTACTTTCATTGATATTTACACTAAATTTATTGAGGCCGAAGGCAAGACAAACTATCGAAACACCAACAACGATGAAACACCATTCTGAATCAAACCTGCAGAAGGCGTGCTTTAAGCTGTTCTGCAAGCTAAAGCCGCGTGAATATGGCTTACTCTACCTGAACCACAACAACGCCGCCAACGCGATACAGGGCGCAATCCTGAAAGGGATGGGCATGGTCGCAGGAGTTGCCGATATGACGTACCTGACCAACCCGGTCACATTCTTGGAGTTCAAGGTAGACAAGGGCAGGCAGAGCGAAGCGCAAAGGCAGTGGCAGCAGCTGGTCGAAAGCCACGGCTTCCGCTATGAAATTATCAGGACGCAGGCGGAGTTCTGCCGCGCCGTAGGCATCGATTTAACTGGAGCATAAACTACCAACCAATGAAACACATTTTATCATTACACGTTGTCATAAGCTGGTGCCGAAACAACCAAGACACGTTGAAATTGATTGGAATATGTTTGTTATTTCAGTTAATATTCTTTATTGGGTTAGTTATTTCAGGCACTTGCTCACAATGAACAGACAAAAAGAATTCTACTACTACGCCGAGAAGGTAACCAAGCGCACCGGCGTGTCGCTGCGCGATATGCAGAGCCGAAACCGCAAGCGGGAATGGGTGGAAGCCCGGCAATGCCTGATGTATATTCTGCGTTACAAAATGAAGATGACGCTCACTGCCATTGCTAAACTGATGCGTCGCGACCACAGCACCGTCTATCATTCGCTCCTTGTCATCGAGGACCTGAAGATCACCACCAACCGCTTCTTTTGGATGGACCATGTCAAGCTGTACACAAGTTATAACATTATGCCGCAAAAAAACCTATACCTTTGCGAGCGATGTGGAAGCTCGAATGATAATCACTACGCTGTACACCTCGGGCAAGCTCAAGCAGATTGCGCGCCAACTTGCCACGCCTGACCTCGCCCACGACCTCGAGCATGAACTTGTCCTGCGATTATTTGAAAAGCCACCTGACAAAATCGAAGCCATACACCGTGCAGGGTACCTCAACTTTTACGTCGTGCGAATGGCGATCAACCTATACCGAAGCAACAACAGCCGCTTCCAGCGCGACTACCGACACCATGAACATCGGGAGGAAGTACAGGAGCGGCACACCGAATCACCGGTTGAAAGCTACGACGAACGCCCTGACACGATTTTTGAAAGAGCTTTGGAATGTATGGACCAGTGGGCGAAACCCGGGCAGTACCCGTACGACAAGCAGCTATTCCTGCTATGGCTGGAACTGGGCAACAAGAAGCTCATTGAGCGACGAACCAAGATACCTTGGCGATCAATCAGCTACACGATCAACAACTGTAAACAACGACTAAAATATGAACTGGGACCTGATTATTACGACGCTTTTGGCCACTATGACTGGCTTGGCGATGACGAGGTGGAGCTTGATGCCTAACTGGTACTACCGCTTGTTCCGGATTAAACCGTTCACCTGCACGACCTGCCTGTCGTTTTGGTGTGGAGTGCTGCTGACTATTTTCTTCACCGAGGCACATTGGGTGCTGGCACTGCCGGTTGGCCTGAGCGCAGCTGCACTCACAGTCATCACCATAAACCTAACCGAATGACCTACGACGAAGCCTTGCAGGTGTTGACAGTCAAGCCAAAGCTGGACAATTACTACGCTAACCGCACGCTGTCGCTTTCACCGAGTGAAGTGGCCATGCTTGACAACATCGCCAACGCCAACAGATTCGGACGCACGAACTGGTGGTGTGGGGAGTGTGCAGTCGGGCGACTTCAGGAGATGATGGGAGCGGCGATGGATGCACGCGCACGATTTTCGCCAAACTGATATTTCACACTATGCCACTACCTGCACCAAACGAAAACGAAAGCCAAGTCGCATTTATCAGTCGTTGCATGGCTGATGACAAGATAATGAATGAGTTTCCAAGCAAACAACAGCGATACATCGTCTGCGCTCGCCAGTACGAAAAGCGGGACACCTTTGCAGACACTTACGCTGACTACGGCGATGGTGTGCGCAACAACGCCAAGCGCGGCATTGAGCTGAATGAACGAAACGGCAACAAGTGTGCGACGCAGACCGGCAAGGTACGCGCGCAACAGCTGGCCAAGGGTGAGGGCGTATCGCTGGCGACCATCAAGCGGATGCACAGCTACCTGAGCCGGGCGGAAACGTACTACGACAATGCCGACAGCACCAGCGACTGCGGCTACATCAGCTATTTGCTTTGGGGTGGCAAGGCGGCACTCGGCTGGAGCAGGAACAAGCTGCGGGAATTGGGCGAACTAAACGAAGACTGACATGAAAACAAAAGCAGGACTATTGTTGGAAGCCAACGACGCAAGGGCGCTGGAATGGCAAGATCGTGGGGCGCTGCTGACCAACCTGAGCAACATTCTCGACAGCGTTGTTGAATGCGACGCACCAAACGCCATGCACGC